AAATTAAATAATTGGGTGTACATTTATTAGTGTAGTCGTATGTTCCACACTTGTCAAGTAATCAATTAATCAAAGGCATCTCTTTTTTTTAAAATATATACTTCTGAGTCACATTTACTACAAGTTAAATTGGTCATTACTGAATACTTATCATAAAAAAGTTTATGCATTGATTCATCAGTATCCATATCAGCACCTGTAATTAATTGAGCACCGCACCAATAGCAATTCATTATTCTTTTCCAAAGATAAGATCGTGAGCAGAAATTTGATAGCCCAAATCCCATGCTCTTTGTAATACTTTTTTTTGTTCTGTTGCAGGGATGCAACCATGTCTTCTACCCCACTTAGAAATTGCAGATGGATCTTTTGAAATAGCTCGACCTAAAGCACGGACACCGCCAAATTCTGCGATCACAAGTTCGTAAGGAGTTTTTGTAGTTGTTTTCATATTTACATTGTAGCCATAAATACTACATTTAATCAAGTAATTAGGCAAAAAAAAAGAGGGTGGTTAACCCTCTGTTTTAGTTTTGACGCTGTACTCTACAGTTTCCCAGACATCCATAAATTGTACTAGCCATTGTATGTGTCGCATTTGCAACTTGTCTCGGTGTGGAGCATTTAATAAATCTATAGCTGATTCATTGGGTAGCTTGTGTTTTTTACGGTAAGTTTGAAAAACTTCTACAAGCCATAATTTTTTGTTAGTTAGTGTCATGTCAAATAAGGATTAGGAATAAAAGTAAATAAGGAAAAAGTGCAAAGGTCATTATTTGACCTCTGCTTTATAAAACTCAATGCAGTTTGAGTAATTGCCATTTACCTTGGCTATGTAAAAGTCACCGTTGATAATAACTTTGTCACCATGTGCAATTGGTCTAAGATTGTACATTCTGCGGTTAGCCATTCTCTGTTCTCTGCTGTAGCTGCTTTGTATGCAAGCACCTGCATTGATTCCTACATACTTGCCGTCACATAAATGTAAACTGACATTCCAGATGCAATTAGTATCGTATACACGTTTCTCACCTGTAGGTGCATAAGTACCTCTGCGTAATTTAGGTAAACCTACTCTGACTTTAAAATCATTTTGCCAATCGTTATAACCTTGGCTAACAGTTAATGTTTGGAATAATGGCTCAGATACTGCTTCGTAATCAGCAGGTGTTGGCTCACAACCTTTCATAAACTCGTAGTAAAACTCAGATGATGTTTCTGTAGTTGCTTGTGTCATGTGCTTGTTGTTAATTGAAATTAGTAAGGGAAGCATCGGTAGACATCCGATACTTAATAGTGTGGCACATATGGCTACATAAGTCAACAAATTAATTTTAGAAGTTGCGATTTATTCTTTATTTCTCTATATTATGAATAATTTTATTTATTTTTTTAATGACACTTGCTCCATTACATAAAACTATTGTTGTAGGTGTTAATGAAAAAGGTTATAGAATAGGTTCTGATCATCACAATCATAATCCTAGAATTTCTGATGTTGTAGTTGATGCCTTGCGTGATCTACATGAGGATTACCAAATTGGTTACTCTACTTTGTCTAAAATTTTTAACCTTAATAAACATACAATTGCTAAAATTTGCCGTTATGAAAGAAGAGCAGATTATCCTGACAGATTCAAAACAATCAAAGTTAGGTAGGCCAGTTAAAAAACCTGATCCTGTAATTGTTGAAAACCTTTTAGTTCATGTTGCTAATGGTGGTACTGTTAGGGCTTTTTGTAGAGAAAAACATAATCCTTCTTACAATACGATTTATAGATGGTTGGATAAGGACAAGGACTTGATGACACGCTTCACATATGTGAGCAGATTTTTAGGAGCAAGAGCAATTGCAGAGGAAGCTTTAGAGCTAGTCGATACTATTCCTCCTGTAATTGGTGAAGGAGATAATGCAAGGATGGATAATGCTCACGTTAACTGGATGAGATCAAGAGCAGATTTAAGGTTAAAACTATTGTCCAAATGGTATCCACAGGAGTATGGGGATAAAGTTGGTATTGATGCAAAGGGAGATATTAATTTAACTATCACTACTGGCATACCTCAAGGATGAGCAGCATTGCCCTTGATTACACCCCTAGAGCATGGCAAAGAGAATGTCATGTAAAGAAACAAAGGTTTAGCGTTTACGCTTTACACAGGCGATCAGGGAAGACAGAACTGGCAATAATGGAATTAATTGATAAGGCCATAAAGACAGACAAAGAGTTAGCCATGTTTGTTTATGTTGCCCCCTTCCTGAGACAGGCTAAAGCTATTGCATGGGCTAGGTTAAAACAGAAGATCGAACCATTGCGTAGAAACTCAGTCATAGACATTAATGAGGGTGAACTATCGGTAAGGTTTAAACATAATGGAGCAATCATTAGATTGTTTGGTGGTGATAACCCAGATGCCATGCGAGGACTGCGATTAGACGGAATCGTAATGGATGAAGTAGCCCAGTTAAAGAATGAATTATGGACAGACATAGTTCAACCTGCGTTAAGCGACCGTTTAGGATGGTCTATTTTTATAGGCACTCCTTCTGGGATTAACCTCTTTTCAGAACTGTATTACAAGGCTATTGATGAGGATAGTTGGACTGCTGCAAGATTCACCGTTTACGATACTGATTCATTGCACCCAGATGAAGTAACTCGTCTCAAACGAGACATGAGTGAGACATCATTTGCAAGGGAATATCTATGTGACTTTTCAGCAGCAGGTGATGACCAGTTAATCGCATTGGCAGATACCGAAGTAGCAGCACAGCGTGTATACCAGAAGGCAGATGTAGGTTTGTCTCCAGTAGTGCTAGGCATCGACCCTGCAAGGTTTGGGGATGATAGATCAGTAGTGTTCCGTAGGCAGGGTAGGCAGGGATTTAAGCCTGTCGTCTATCGAGGTGTGGACAACATGGATCTAGCTGCAAGAATAGCCAACCTGATAGAGGAACATAACCCTGATGCTGTGTTCTGTGATGCAGGTGCAGGTAGTGGAGTAATCGACAGACTAAGGCAGTTATCGTATGACGTAATTGAAATACCATTTGGAGGTAAGGCAACCAAACCAGAACAGTACATCAACCGTAGAACAGAGATGTGGTGGCTAATGAAGGAATGGATAGAACAGGGTGGTGCAATACCGAATGACACCGCACTAAAACAAGAACTGGCAACACCCATTTATTGGTACGACAATGTAGGTAGGAAAGTATTGGAATCTAAGGATCAGATAAAGAAGAGATTGCAGGGAGCAGGGTCACCAGATTTAGCTGATGCACTAGCACTAACCTTTGCCCTGCCGGTAGCCAAAAAAGAACTGGAGGATATATACATTAAAAGACGTAAAGTTGCTACTCAGAAGAAGGATTATGACCCATACAAAGTGCTGTAACTTCGTCCGCATAGCAGAAGGGTTAGACGTTGAACCATTACTCCAATTGTTGGATGCCAAACCAGAATTATGGACAGAGATAACAGCAAGGCAAAAGGTAACGCAATCACCACATAAAGATACCGAATGTATATACGTTAGAGGGCCATTAAAGATGAGCCAATACTACGTTTTATGGGATACAGGATCATACGATTATCCATGCATGGAATATTTAAAAGAAGCATTAGTGCCATTGATGCAACCAATACTAGAAAAGCTAGACGTTAAGGACATGGGAAGGCTACTTATTGTCAATCTTAAGCCTAGTGGTCATGTGACTAAACATAATGATCAGGGAACGTATGCAGATCACTACCAAAGGTTTCATCTTGTACTTAAATCTAACCAATGGTGTAGCCAAACTTGCGGAGATCAGGAGCAAAAGTTTGAGGTAGGTGAGGTCTGGTGGTTTGACCATAAGAAATTACATACGGCTCATAATGTTGGCATGACCGATAGAGTGCATATAATATTTGATTGTGTAACTAAAAAAATCTTATGACTTGTAGAACAACTGTAACCACAAAAAGTATAGATATAAATTCTCAAGACATAACGAGTGTGACCGTAAGTACTGATAGTACAGCTACTGTTAACAAAAGTAGGGTATCCAAAACGGAAATCAAACTTGCCACAGTTGACGAAATGTTGGCAGAAGCCCAAACATTGTTTGACGAGCATTACGAAGAGATTGCCCGAAACAAACACGTTATGGTGCTAAAACCAGACGAAATAACCTACCGTAAATCTGAAGAGATGGGTAGTATTTTTATTTTGTCAGCTAGGCAAGATGATGTTTTAATTGGTTATTCTGTTAACTTTGTATCTAATCATTTACATTATGCCGATCTTAAGTTAGCCCAAAATGATTTGCTGTTTATTAGCAAAGAACACAGGGGTGGCAGAGTTGGTTTAAAGTTAATAAAAGAAACAGAGAAACACGCAACATCGCTCGGATGCAAACTTATGTTATGGCACGCAAAAGAAAACACCACTTTAGCTGCAATGTTACCGAGATTAAAATATGGTGTACAAGATATTATGTTTTCTAAGGAGCTATGACATGGCAATTACAACAGCTATAGCAGCGGTTGCGAGTACAGGTTACCAAATCTACCAAGGACAGCAACAAAAAAAGCAACAAAAAAAGCAATTAGCATTGCAATCACAGGCTAATGAGGATGCTAGAAAACAAGCTAAAGCAGAAGCAGATCGTGCTGACATAGAGTACAACAAAGCAAACAGACAGACAGCAGATGTTGGTGCTATTACTGACGAAAGTGTATTAGCAGGTAAGGGTGGAGCAGCAGGTACTATGCTTACTGGCACTATGGGTGTAGATCCAAACAAATTAAACTTAGGCAAATCCTCCTTATTAGGCGGTTAATAAATGTACGAAACCAAAAGAGCTAAACTATTGACGAGGTGGGGTCACCTTAGATCGGAAAGGGCTACTTGGTGGTCACATTGGCAAGAAGTTACTACATATCTACTACCAAGAAACGGACGTTATTTTCAGCAAGATAGAAACAAAGGCCATAGAAGACATAATTCTATATACGACAATACTGGTACAAGAGCATTAAGAACATTAGGTGCAGGTATGATGGCAGGTGCAACAAGCCCTGCAAGACCTTGGTTTAGACTTGGAACAGTAGACCCAGATTTAAATAAGTATCCACCAGTAAAGATGTGGCTAAACGATGTCACAGAACGTATGCAATTGGTGTTTACTAAATCAAATACATACAGAACATTACATGGTATATACGAAGAATTAGGAGCATTTGGAACGGCAGGGTCAATAATATTACCTGATATGAAAAATGCAATACATCATTACCCGGTAACGTGTGGAGAATATGCAATTGCTACGGATTATCAGGGCAGAGTTAATACTTTGTATAGAGAATTTCAAAAAACAGTAGGAGAAGTTGTAAGAGAGTTTGGATATAACAAATGTTCAACGTCTGTTAAAAATCTGTACGACAGAGGTTCATTAGATCAATGGATTACAATAGTTCATGCGATAGAACCAAGAGATGATAGGGAGCGTGATTTTAAAAAAAAGGACAATATGAACATGGCATACAAGTCTTGTTACTTTGAAACAGGTGGTGAAGGCGATAAGGTGTTAAAAGAAAGCGGATTTAAAGATTTTCCTGTAGTTGTACCAAGATGGGGCATAGCAGGTGGCGATATTTATGGCAATTCACCGGGTATGGAGTCATTAGGTGACATAAAACAGTTACAACATGAACAATTACGCAAGGCACAGGGCATTGATTACCAGACTAAACCACCATTACAAGTACCTAGTTACTTAAAAAACCGTGATGTAGACAGTTTACCGGGTGGTGTTACGTTTATTGATGGTCAACAAGGCAAAATTGAGACAGCATTTAACGTAAATCTAAATTTACAGCACTTGTTAATGGACATACAGGACGTAAGACAACGTATTAATGGTAGTTTTTATGCTGATTTGTTTCTTATGTTGGCAAATGCTACTGATACAAGGATGACCGCAACAGAAGTAGCAGAACGACATGAAGAAAAATTGCTTATGTTAGGGCCAGTATTAGAAAGATTACATAATGAATTGTTAGATCCATTGGTAGATATTACGTTTAGCAGAATGATTGAAGCAAATTTAGTACCACCTGCTCCAGAAGAGTTACAGGGTATGGAATTAAACGTAGAATTTGTGTCTATGTTGGCACAAGCTCAACGTGCAATTGGTACAAATAGTGTTGATAGGTATACAAATACAATGGGTGCTATTGCCCAAATGAAGCCAGATGTACTTGATAAGTTTGATTCTGATGCATGGGCTGATAGTTATGCTGATATGTTAGGTATTGATCCCGGACTAATAGTACCCGGACAGGTTGTAGCTAAGATACGTCAAGAAAGAGCAGCAGCACAACAAGCAGCAGCACAGGCACAACAACAGCAACAAGCGGTAGAAAACATGGCAAAACTTGGTAAGGTAGACTCAGGTAATGCTATGGACATGATGAACCAATTTAGTGGTTACAATTCACCATCACCATTGGAGGTATAAATGGATTTAATTGATTTAAAAAAAGACCCACAACCTATTGACAGCAAAGAAATGTATGACGAACCGATGTATAGTTACGGTTTGTGTATATCGTTAGGCAAAGAAGAATTAGAAAAATTAGGTATAGAACAACTACCACAAGCAGGTAGCGAGATGATGCTAAAAGCAAAAGCATATGTAAAAACTGTTAGAGAAAGCCAAGAAAAAGATGGCGTAGAACAGAATGTAGAGTTACAAATATGTGCAATGGCTATAGAACCATTAGACAAAAGTGGTGATCAAGCAGAAGGATTGTATAGCGAAAAGGCATCTGCACCACCAAAAGCAAAGCCTGTTGCACAACCTACTACAGGTACATACCTTACAGGGAGTTAATTATGGGAAAAGAAATTAAAACACCGGGCAATATTAAATTTGGAGATATGCCGGCAGAATATAGAATGAAATTTTTAAAATTAAAAGAAGAAGAATTAAAAAAACAAGAAGAAAAACAAAAAAAGAAAGAAGAAGAAAAATTAAAGAAATTATATAATAAATCAAATCATGGAGGTAATAAATAATGACTGACGCATCTAAAATTATTCCTAGAAAAATAGAAAATAAAATAAAATTAATTCAAGCCAAAAAAGAAGGTGACATGGCTACAGAAAAAGATTTAAAAGATTTAGAAAAACTTAAAAAACTTTATCCTTCATTGTTTTAATTATGAGTTTATACGAAAACATACACAAAAAACGTAAAAGAATTAAGGATGGTTCTGGCGAACGTATGAAAAAAAAAGGTGAAAAAGGTAGACCTAGTTCAAAAGATTTTAAAGATGCAGCAAAAACTGCAAAAAAAATGTATCCTAAACAAAACTAGGTGTGACCGTAACCCAGTTATAACTCGATATATTTAAGCATGAGCGAATACAATCCTCTCGATCTAAAAAGTCAACAAAAATCTAAAGACAATAAAAAGTTTGCAGAACGAATTGACCGACAGAACGAGGAATCGGATATAAAGTGGCTCATGAGCAGCAAGAGGGGTCGCAGATTAATCTGGAGACTTTTGGAACAAGCAGGTGTTTTTCGATCATCGTTCAACACTAACGCAATGGCAATGTCATTTAGCGAAGGTAACAGGAACTATGGTTTGCAAATACTGACCTTAATTCACACTCTCTGCCCAGAACTGTATCCGACAATGATCAAGGAGCAAAAAAATGTCAGAGACGCTGATGACGGAAGCCAACCAAACAAATGAAGGTGACTCGCAGCAGACAGTAGACGCAACAACTGAGCAATCAACTGAAGCAACTACTGACACACAGCAGCAAGCTGAAAGTGTACAGGATCAACAAGTTTCGGATGAAACCGCTGTTGAAAGTGAAACTAGCGATCAGGAAGCACCACAAGGAGCACCTGAGACATACGAGTTTAATACAAAGATTACTGACGAATCTGCTGAACTCGACCCCGAAGTAGTTACTGCATTCGGTGAAGTCGCTAAAGAACTTGACCTGCCACAAGATGCTGCACAAAAAGTTTTAGATAAAGTTGCACCTGTTATACAGGCAAAACAAGCCAAAGTACTAGAGCAAGTAAAAGTAGATTGGGCTAATGATTCACAAGCTGATAAAGAATTTGGCGGTGAAAATTTAGCTGAAAATTTAGAAATTGCAAAAAAATCTCTAGATGCTTTTGGTTCTGATTCTTTGAAGTCGCTGCTGCATGAAACAGGTTTTGGAAATCATCCTGAGATAATCAGGTTTATGTACAAAGCAGGTAAGGCAATTAGTGAAGACAGTTATGTTGGTAATTCAGAAGGTGCTATGTCTCAAGGGGCAGATCCTAAAGATTTTAACAGCATAGCTAACGCACTATATTCAAATCAGCAAAACAAGTAAGGAGTTATTAAATGGCTACACTCTCAACCTCAAATTTAACACTAGCGGATTGGGCAAAAAGATCTGACCCAGACGGTAGAGTTCCCATCGTTGCAGAGCTACTATCTCAAACCAACGAAATATTAGATGATTGCGTGTTTAAGGAAGGTAATTTACCTACTGGTGAACGTGTAATTATTAGAACTGGTTTACCTTCAGTTTATTTCCGTGCATTAAACCAAGGTATTCCGGGCAGCAAATCAACAACTGCACAAGTTGATGAAGCGTGTGCAATTCTTGAAGCTCGTTCTGAAGTAGACAAAGACTTAGCGATGTTAAATGGTAACACCGCACAGTTCCGTTTATCTGAAGATACTGCGTTCTTGGAAGCAATGAACCAGACTCAAGCTGAGACTATGTTCTATGGTAATCCCGGAACAGATCCTAAGAAGTTTTTAGGTCTTGCACCAAGATACGGTGACCTTTCCGCAGATAATGCTGTAAACATTCTTGATGCAGGTGGATCAGGTTCTGATAACGCTTCTGTATATCTAGTTGTTTGGGGTGATCAAACTGTTTATTGTCCTTTCCCTAAAGGATCTAAAGCAGGTTTAACACACGAAGACTTAGGTGAGCAAACTGTTTACAATAGTGACGGTACAAGGCTACAAGCTTTTGCTACACGTTACCAATGGAAAAACGGTTTGGTTGTTAAAGATTGGAGATACGTTGTTCGTATTTGCAACATTGACATTTCTGATTTAGTTGGAGTTACTGGTACTCAAGCTACTACTGCTGCAACTGCACTTGTTAAATTAATGGCAAGAGCAACTTACAGAATACCTAACATGGGTTTGGGTAGAGCAGCATTCTATATGAACAGAACAGTTCATTCTGGTTTGTCAATTGCAGCAATGGATAAATCACAAAATGTTTTAGAAATCCAAAAAGGACTAACTCAGTTTGGACAAGCAAAAAGCTACTTATCATTCTTAGGTACTCCAATTAGACAGGTAGATTCCTTGATCAATGCTGAAGCTCGTGTGACTTAATAGTTACTTAGATTATTCTTTTATTTTTTGGAGATTTTTACAAAATGATTACAGATTCATTGCTCAGAGTGAGCGAAGATCAAGCGGTAACTACAACTGCTGTATCTACTAACACTATTGATTTAGGTGTTGCAAGAGATGTAGGTGAAGGTACTGCTTTGTACATGAATTTTGCATTAACCGAAGCATTCGCTAACGGTACTAGCGTACTTTTTGAAGTAATTACTAGTGCAAGTGCAAACTTAGGTACACCTACTGTTATTGGTAGTAGTACAGTATTAGCAACAGCAGCACTTACATTAGGTAAGAACATTGTTGTACGTCTTAATCCAGATATTGCCGGTAAAGGCCAAAGATATCTTGGTGCTAGATATACTGTTGTTGGTACTATGAATGCAGGTAAAGTTACTGCTGATATAGTAGAAACAATTGGTGATGGACAGAAGTACTATGCTTCTGGCTTTACCGTAGCTTAATCTAAGAACGACTTATGCCTATTTACAGAGCAAAAATTAAGTGTTTTGTTGGCCAATCCTTGCGTGAGGTTGATGAAGAATTTGAGTATAACGGAGAGTATTGCAAACATCTTGAACTAATTAGTGGTCAAGAACCTCAGACACCTGTAGCGTCTACTACACCTGTGGAAACTGAAGTAAAGACAGCTAATTTGGAATTGATGACTAAAGCAGAACTTGAAGTTTATGGTCGCACTATCGGTATTGAACTTGATAGAAGACAAACAAAAGATACTCTTATTAAACAACTTGAAGCAGCTAGTAAATAGGTTTAGTCTTCTTATTTGATTTACAGGGGGCTAGTAGTATTACTGCTATCCTCCTCTTTTTATAGGAGATGTAATGGCAACTGAAGTAGATATTTGCAACCTTGCCCTAGCTCATTTGGGCGATGATGCAACAATAGCATCGCTATCTCCACCAGAGGGATCAGCACAGGCAGAAAAAGCTGCACGTTTTTATCCAATTGCTAGAAACAATTTGTTAGAAATGCATACTTGGAATTTTGCAGCAAAACGTGGAAATTTAGCATTAACTACAAATACATTAGATCAATGGGATTATGCATACGTTGCACCTGCGGATATGATGAATCCTGTCGCAATAATATCTCCTAGTTCACAAAACGATTACGCTACCAGAATGTCAGCAGGTGATACACCCGGAGGAATAACAAGTAACTATGCACCTACAATTGTGGCAGGGCAATATACACCACAACAATTTGCAGTAGAAGGAACATATATTTATACAAATCAAGAAAATGCAATGTTGAGATATCAGGCATATGTAACAGACCCCTCTATATTTTCTCCGTTATTTGTAACTACATTGTCATGGCATTTAGCATCAATGTTGGCAGGGCCTATTATTAAAGGTGATCAAGGAATGGCTGAAGCAAAACGTAGTACACAAATGATGCAAGGATATTTAACGCAAGCAAAACAATCAGACAATTTACACAGAGATATAACTGTAGAACATATAGTACCTTGGACATCCGGGAGATAATTAATGCCTGTAACACGCAATTTTAAACAAGCATTTTCTGGAGGAGAAATATCACCAGAAATGTTTGGTCGGATTGATGACACTAAATACCAACAAGGTGCAGCAAAATTGCGTAATTTTATAGCTAAACCACAAGGCCCTGCTGAAAACAGACCGGGATTTGCATTTGTAAAAGAAGTTAAAGACAGCACAAAAGCAGTAAGGTTAATGTCTTTTACTTTTTCTACTGTGCAAACAATGGTTATAGAAATGGGTAACACATATTTTAGGTTTCATACACAAGGTGCAACATTAAATTATAGCGATGGTGCAGCATGGAATAGCGGTACTAATTATGTAGTTGGTTCAATTGCTAAATATAGTGGTACAAATTATTATTCAAAAACAGCACATTCAAACAGTCAGCCACCAAACTCTACAAATTGGTATGCATTACCTGCTGACATGACATATGAAATACCATCACCATATTTAGAAGCAGAATTATTTGATATACATTATGTGCAATCTGCTGATGTTATGACAATTGTGCATCCTAGTCATGCACCTAGAGAATTAAGAAGACTTGGTGCAACACAATGGGAGTTAAAAGAAATTAATTTTGGTAGTCCTATTGCATCACCAACTGGTGTTTCTGTAAGTGCCTATATACCATCATCATCTAGTACAAATACAGATACTTATGAAGCACATGAATATGTAGTAACAGCTATTGGTAGTAATCTTATAGACGAAAGTGCTCAATCAAGTTCTGGATCTGCTAACAATAATATTTTTGTTACTGGAGCAAAAAATACTGTTTCATGGAACGCAGTTAGTGGTGCTGCTCGATACAGGGTATATAAAGAACAGGCAGGTGTATATGGATTTTTAGGTGAAACAACAAGCACATCAATCGTTGATGCAAACATAGCACCAGATTTTTCTAGAACACCACCTGTTTACGACAATCCATTTCCTAGTTCTGATAACTATCCGGGTGCTGTATCTTATTTTGAACAACGTAGAGTTTTTGCAGGTACAAATAATGATCCGCAAACTATCTATATGACCAAATCAGGAACTGAAAGTAATATGTCTTTTGGTATTCCTATACGAGATGATGACCGCATTAAGTTTAGGGTTGCTGCTCGTGAAGCAAATACAATACGACACATTGTTCCATTAACACAATTACTACTGCTTACAGGGTCAGCAGAATGGCGTATAGCATCTGTTAATAGTGATGCTATAACACCTAGTTCTATATCAGTAAAACCACAATCTTATGTTGGTGCTAACAATGCACAACCAGTAATTGTAAACAACAGTATGGTATATGCTGCTGCTCGTGGCGGTCACGTTAGAGAACTTGGTTACAACTGGCAAGCTAATGGATTTATTACAGGTGATTTATCACTTCGTGCTCCGCATTTATTTGATAATTTTACAATTGTAGATATGGCATTAGCTAAAGCTCCATTACCTATTGTTTGGATGACAAGTAGTAACGGTAAATTATTAGGATTTACATATGTACCAGAACAACAAGTAGGAGCATGGCATCAACATGATACAGATGGTACGTTTGAAAGCGTAGCTAGTGTTTCTGAAGGAAATGATGATGTAGTTTATTGCGTTATAAAAAGAACTATAAATGGTGCTGTTAAAAAATATATAGAACGTATGGGTACAAGATTGTATGCAACTCAACGTGATAGTTTTTTTGTTGACGCAGGTGCTACATATAACGGTATAAATACAAACACAGGACAAAACGTAACTATATCTGGCGGTACAAATTATACAAGAGGAGAAAGCGTTACTATAACTGCTAACTATAATTTATTTAATGCACCTCCTAGTACTAATGATATAGGTGATGCAATTGTTTTAGTAGACGGCACAAATTATTACAGATGCAATATTACTTCTACTACAAGTCAAACTGTAGCAACTGTAAAATTAGATAAAGATTTACCGGCTGATTTACGCAATACAGCAATAACTACTTATGAAGTTGCAAGAAATGTTATATCAGGTATTACATGGCTAGAAGGCAAAACAGTAAGCATATTAGCTGACGGTGCTGTACATCCACAAAAAGTAGTATCTAGCGGTTCTATTACATTAGATCAAGCATCTAGTGTAGTTCATGTTGGTTTACCTTATGAAAGTGATTTGCAATCGTTACCATTAGCTTTGCAAGCAGAAGCTTTTGGTCAAGGCCGTGTTAAAAATTTAAATCATGTATGGGTAAGAGTATTAGAAAGTTCTGGTATTTTTGCAGGGCCTAGTGCAGATAAATTAGTAGAAGCAAAACAACGTACAACAGAACCATATGGCTCGCCACCTAATTTAAAAACAGAAGATATAAAAATTATGTTGACTCCTACATGGCAAGACACAGGACAATTATTTGTGCGACAATCTGATCCATTACCATTAACAATTGTAGGATTAACACTAGAAGTAGCTATAGGTGGATAGTGTGACCGTAAACAGATATAGTGTATGTATATTAGAAAAATAAGTAGTTGTTGAGGTTATGGCAACAGATTGGAATAAAGTAGCCGGTATAAGTTCTATAACAGGAACTGTTCAAGGAATGATCGGTTCTTATTATGCTGCGGAAACAGAAAAATTTAAATATAAATCAATGGCTCTTGGTTATGAGCATAAAAAAGATATGGCTAAAATTAATAGCCGTATGTTAGAAAGACAAGCACAGCAAGTAGGACGAGCATATAACAGACAGATAATGATAAAAACTATGGCAGCAGGTCAACGTAAAGGTAAAGCTACAGCAAGTGCAGCAGCAAGAGGTGGAAGTTTGGGTTATGGCAGTACAGCAAATCTTTTTGCTAGTGACGAAATTATGAAAGAAATAGACAAAATTACAATGAATACTAATAAAGTACAAGCGATGAATGAATCAAGAATGCGTAAAGTAAATATGGATATTAGAGGAACAATGCTTGGTGTATCGCAAGCCGGGGCATTAGCTAACGCATCAACAGTAAGTCCATTTTTAAATATGAGTAGTACTTTGTTAACTGGTATTGGTGATGTAATTAAAAACAAATATTTTGAAGGTTAATTATGGCTAGAGTACCTTTACAAAGCACACCAACAGAACAACTTAGAGTTGGGTCAGCACCACAGTTAAGTGCTACAGAAGTGCGTCCTATGGACGATGTAGTAACTGATGATATACAAAGATCTAGTAAAGCTTTTAATCAGTTTGCTCAGATAGCAAAAGGTTTGCAAGATGAAAGAGATGATGCACATTCTAAAGAATTACATACTGAATATCAAACAAGAGCATTAGAAATTGAAAATGATTATCTTTCAACAGAACTTGGTAATGCTGTAAAGGTAGTTGGTTATGAAGACGATGGCACTACACCTATTACTGCATATGATCAAAAAGTAAAAGACCTTAATGCGTTAAAAGAAGAAATAGCAGAAAGATCAGAAAATAAAAACCAATTAGCAATATTTAACGAAAAATCATCAGCAACAATATTATCTTCAACAAACCGAATGAGTAAACATTCGATAGCTGAAGGATCTAAACACGCAAACAACGAAGCTCTTGCTGATATAGATAATTCAGTTACAGCAACTGGGTTGTCTGTTGATGATTTTAATATGGGTGAAAATAGTGAATATGTAAAAAATTTAATTGCTCTTGATGTAAAAATAAAAAATTATATGGAATCTAAAGGCATATCTTTTGTTGGAGATTCGCAAGGCAGTACAGAAGATAGCGAAACATATATAAATCTTAGAAATGGTTATTTAAACAAAGTACATGATGCATCTATAGGAAAATTATTAATCAATGGTGAATATCGTAAAGCTGCTGAATATTTAGAATTTCATAAAGGTAATGGAACTATTGCTGAAGGTGAAGTAAACAAACACATGAAAACAATACAAACTGGTTTAAACAAAGAAAATGGAGAAAACATTGCAAACAATATAATTGATGGAAAAAACATAAATTCTAATGATGGCGGTTTTACTAGTTCTGCACAAGTAATAACCTCATTAGAAGGTAGCAATAATGCAACTAACAGCAATGGTATGCCATATGTAGAAGGCAACGGCAAAGAAATAAATATTATAAATTTAGAAAAATTACAAAAACAATCTAAATATTATAAAGAAGGTGCAACTGTATCATTACCACCAGAACATCGCACAACACATTTGTTTTTAACAAAAGAATTTGGCGTACAAAAAGCAGACAGTTTATTTACTGTAAGTAAAAAATTATTAAAAGAAGAAGGTTTTGTTATAGATAAAGAAAAAATGAAAACTGATTCTGCTTATGCAGCAGAAGTAAATTCAAAATTAATGGAAAAGGTTGTAAATTTAAGTCAAAGAGAAATAGCAAAAAAATATGGAGAAGGTAATGAATCAGAACTTTATACTAAAGATTTAAATACTGTTGTATCAAAAATAGATTACACATATAAAGACACGCAGCAACCATCAATGCGTGTAGGAGAAGATGGTGTATTTAATTTAGAAGATGCACTTGTTTTTGCTAGAGAAAATATAAAAGATAAAAACGTGTTGGAATATGTAGAAGCTAATTTAAAAGATAAACATTCTGAACTTACAGATTTTGCAGAAGAAAACTATAAAGATAAAATATTAGGCCCTGCGGAAAAATTAGCATATGCAAAACCCGGTGGTTGGAAAGATATCAAACCAGAAGTTTGGGAACAATTAAAAAATGATGACAAAGAAAACTTACAAAAAGGTTTTTCTAAAACAGACGATAGAAATACTATTATTGCTATTGAAAGAGGAGAAATTAATATAACTGACGAAAATGCAGACAATTATCAAAGTTTAGAATCATTAAGGTATTTAATGACAGAATCTACATATCAAGATTATGCACTTGGTGTAAGTCAAAGCAAAAGTGGTAGTGGTAGTGGTAGTGGTAGTTCTAGTGTTGATACAGCTATGTTTGAAAAGAATTTATCATTATATAAATACGAAACTAATGTAGATCTGTTAAAAAATAAAGATAAACCGGGAGATGATTATTTAGATTTAAAATATGCCTTAAAAAAAGATATAGCTCAATTTGAAATAGATAATGGCAGAAAACCAAGTTTTAATGAAAAAGAAGGATTATTGCAAGAAATTTTACAAGATAGAGTATTTGTAGCAGGTAACATAAGAGGTCGTACCTTAATGCCAATAGACGCAGTTGATCCTAATAAACAGAAAAAAGTATTTGTATTAGTAGGAGGTAAGAAAATTTATATGAGTAATATTCCAGAAAAACAAGAAGAATTTATTATAAAATCAATATTAAAATCAGGTAAACCTGTAACACAACAAAGAATTGCAGAGTATTGGGTAGAATCAGGGATGCCAAAAACTGATTCTTTAGTTGAGACTACACAAGGTATTGGTGAAATTAAAGGGCCAACATACGGAATGATGGCAGGTTAATTACATGACTAACATTTACGATCAAATTGCAGAAAGAGAAAAAGAAGAAAAAGATATATTAGAACTAGCTCCTAGTCAAAACATTGGTTCTGGATATGCACCTGATTACAACCCATATGATGAAGTAACTAGACGAAGAGAACAAACTACAAACAATTTAGTAAAAGCTAATTTGCAAGCTGTAATGAAAAAAGATCCTGACATGGTTGGAGAAGGATTACGACTTGCAGAAGAAATAGGTCTAGATAAAAAGTTTGCTTTAGATAGCGAAGAAGCAATAAAGTTAATGCGAGAAAAAAATAAAGCAGATCGTTTGCAAAGTTTAGAACTTGCAAAATATAGTCCTATATTACATAGAAAATTAACTGACCCTACATTTGCAGCAATAGCTTATGACAACATAAGTGATTTGCAAGGGTTAGAAAAAATATTTGATGACTTTAAAAGTATTCCAGAAAATGTAGCACAAGGTTGGGAAAAGGGCAGATTAAATGTAAGAAAAGGAAAGATAGGTACGATGAAATTGTATGGCAATACAGACGAAGAATTAGATAAAGAATTAGCAGAAATTAATAACAAATTAGAAAATATGGAAAAAGATGGTACTGGAATATTTGAAGAAGGTTTTTCTATAATTGGACAATATTCAAAAACATTACCAGACGCATTAGAAATAGGTTTATATACAGGTGCTGCTAGTGGTGTGGCAGGTGCTGCGTTAGGGCCGGGATCTATATTTACAGCTAAAGGTGGTTTTATTGTTGGATTTCTAGGATCAATGGCATTTGATAGTTATGCCATAGAAGGTGGTTCAATGTACCTTGATTTATTAGAAGAAGGTATGAATGATCAAACTGCAAAAAATATAGCTACAGGTGTTGGTTTAGTAAATGCAGGTTTTGAATTTATTGGTTTAGGAACAGTTACACAGCCAATAAGAAAAGCATTAATAAAAGAAACTACAAAACAATTAACTAAACAATTAGTAAAACCTACTGTAAAAACTACAGTTACAAATTTTGCTAAGAACTATTTTTTAAATAATATGTTGGCAGAATCTTTAACTGAAGTAGCACAAGAAGCTACTAATGTTTTAGGTCGTGATTTAGCAGTAGCATTAAGCGATAGAGAAGATTTAGAATTAAAACTTACAAGCGAAGACGGACGTAAAGAAATAGCAGATAGATTAGTTACTACTTTTGTTAGAAGTATGCAAGGTATGGCTTTAGTTGGTTTGGCAGGTAGTGGGCCAGTATTTATAGGTGATTTACAAAAAGTACGAAAAGCAAAAGAAAATGAAGTTTTTTTAAACGAGTTATCAACTAATTCTTCAGCAAGTGTTTTAAAAAAAAGAAGTGCTACAGAATATCAAAATTTAACACAAGAACTAGGTAATGATAAAGGCAAGCCATTTGCTTATGTAGATGCACAAGCTGTTGTTGAAGTGATGAAACAACAAGGCATTACTATGCAAGACATAGAACAAGTGTCACCTGCTATAGCAAACCAAATAAAAGAATTAAATAAATCAGGTGCATTGGTTGGACAGGATATTGTTATACCTACAGGTGAATACGCAGCAAAACTTGCAGGTACAGAATTTGACGGATTTTTAAAACAACACATACGTTGGGATAAAGAAGATTTTAGTAAAGCAGAAAGCACATATTTTGAAGCCAACCGTGAAAAGTTATACCAAGAAGCAAAACAAATCACAGAAAAAAAAGAAAATCAAACTAATAAATTTACAGAAAGTGTTGGCAAAATAAAAAAAGATTTTGAAAAAATGCTTTTAGATACAGGTAAATTTAGACCTAAAGACGCAACTAACGCTGCAACTTTTTATCAAAGTTATGTAATAACACAATCTGATAGGTTAGGAATAACACCTGATGAATTTACACAAAGATATCCATATAAAGTAGTAGGGCCAGAACAAACACAACAAGCACCAAATGAATTAATTAAAAAAAGAGAAAGTTTAGAAAAAAAAAGAGACAGCCTTAACAAAAAATTAACCGATCATCTAAATAATCGGCCAGAATTACCATCAGAAGACCAAAGATATGAGGACGCAAAACCAGATGGAGTACAAGAAGATGGCACGTTAAAACAAACTTTAACAGTACCCGGAGCTAAAAAACCTAGTCGTGTAATGACAAAAAAATTTAGCGATTACTTAATTTGGCAAAATGAACAGAACGATATTGTTAAACAATTAGATGATCTTGATGCAGAACTTGATACATTTTCACAAAGAGCAAAACCACAAGAGCAAGGTAAACCTGTACCAGATACTGTTAGACAAACTAATAAACTAGAAAATAGTTTTGACTTTGCCAAAAGTAAACCTTTTCCTACCAATAGACAATTTAAAATAGAATTACAAGAAAGAGTAAAACAAGCAGCAAAAGAAGCAGGTATTAATATTAATGATGCGTCAATAGAAACAGAAAAATATTTAGTGCAAACAGTTTTAGATGACGCTAATTATGCATTAATAGAAAATAGCAATGCCGTTGGTTGGTATAACGAAAAAGTTACTAAGGCAAAAAGAATATTATCTTTTATACACCCGGAGTTAGCTACAGATCCAGTTGCTAATTTTGCATTTACTTGGGCTTTAGCAAATACTTCTAACATGATCAAAGTAGATAAAAACTTTGAACTTGCTGAAATTGCATACAGACATTACAAAGAAACTGGTAAGTTTCCAACAGATATAGGTATAGGTAAAGCAGCAGGTGCTATAAATGCAAACTTTAAATTGTTTAACAGATTAATTAGAGAAAAAGAATTTACAAGTTTAGAAGAGTTTATGAAAACTCAACATACAGTTCAAGAAGTTATGGACTATACCAACGATACAGTTTCTGGTGAAAACAAATCTGAAATTGTTTATGGTGCTGCGGTCATGGGGCCAAAAATTGGTAATGGATTTTTTGCAAATTTATATGGATTTTTTGAGCAATTAACTATGGATAGGTGGTTAATACGTTCATGGGGACGTTTAACAGGAACATTAGTTTTAGATCAACGTAAGCAAGCAAATATGAAACGTGACCAGTTAAAACCATTGTTAAAAGCATTAAGTCCTAAACAAAGAAAAAAATTGCAAGATCTTATTGGTGTCAAAATAAGAATGACAAATTTAGACGAGGTTGCTGTTGCTATAGACAATGCAAGTACTGATACAGATATTAGAGAAACAATAATAGAAATAGCTAATATAAAAGATGAACCAGACGCAGAACAAAAAATATTTGATATATTAGGCAAACCAAGAAAAGGTTCCGTAAGAATTGGTATAGGAGATGAGATAAGAAAAAATGGTATTAGTTATACAAAGTTTTTAGACGGTCAAAAAGAATCACCAAGTGGTGCACCAGAAAGAAGATTTATAAGAAAAGTATTTAACCAAGTATTAGATGTATTACAACAAAAACAACCAAATCTAACAATGGCTGATTTGCAAGCCTTGTTATGGTATCCAGAGAAAAGATTGTATGATTCTGCTAAACTAGAACAAGCAGAAGACACTAAAGGTTATGTAGATAACGAAGCACCAGATTATGCTAATGCTGCTGCAAATTTAGCTAAAAAATTAGGTGTTTCGGAAACTGACATACAAACCACAATACAGGAGGTAGACCTTGAAATTCAAAACCAGAGCGTTGACAGAGCAAGAGTTGATCAATCAGGAGAAAGAAAGCCAGATGGATTACAACAGGATAATGAAACTTTCCGACAAGGACGAATCGAAACTGAGTCTGGAGGGGCAAGCATTGATGAAGGAACTGGACTCCCTCTCAACGCAGACGGAACAGTTACCGTCTACCACCACACCAACAAACAAGCAGCAGACTCAATCAGAGAGTCCGGTGAACTTAGAAGCTCTGGAGAACCTGATGTCTACGTTACCACCAGAAATGTCCCAGATACTGGCTATGGTGATACCTCAGTTGGACTCAGAGTCGACCCTACTAGACTTAGTCTCGATGATGAATTCCCAAATGGACGAAGAGATTTCAGACTCTCAGTTGGAAAGCCTAGAGGGTCTATTCGAGTAGATGTAATAGACCTTGCAGAACAAAGCAAAATATTTTCTCAACAACAAGTACCTAGTGGTTTTGATGATGCAAGAGGTGGTTTTGATCCTAAAACATTAACTGCATTTTTAAATAAAGAAGCTGATATATCTACGTTTTTTCATGAGACAGCACATTTTATGTTAACTGTTATGGAAGATTTAGTGTTAACAGGACAAGCAACACCAGAAATACAAAATGATTTTAATGCGTTATTAGATTTTTGGGGTGTAGAAAATGCAGATGCATGGAGCAAATTGTCATTAAAAGAAAAAAGAAAATACCATGAAGCATTTGCATATAATTACGAAATTTATTTAACAGAAAAGAAAGCAGCACCTAGTGTTGGTTTACAAGAAATATTTATAAAATTTGGAGATTATGTACGCAATCTTTATAGATCTATTGTTGGTGATTTAAACAATGCCTATAAAGAAGAAAATGGTGTAGATTTACCAGTTTTAACTGATGAAGTAAGGGCTGTAATGGATCGCATGATAGCTAGTGAAGATCAAATAAAACAATCGCAACAGATATATGCCATGAAACCAATGTTTGAAACACAAGAACAAAGTGGTATGGATGATGCTACATGGAACGAATATACAAAAGCTATACAAGAGACACAAGATGCTGCTATAGACTCATTAACTAAAGCAAGTATGGGTCAACTTAAATGGCTTAGTAGAAAAGGTAAGTTAATAGAAAGATTACAAAACAGAGAAACAAGAGAAACTCGTAAGAGAGTCATGGCAGAAGAAACTGTTAAGGCAGAAAACGAACCATTGTATAAATTACAAAAGTTTTTAAAAACTGGTCAATGGAATAATAAAAATAACGATCAATTTGCAACAACAGAAACAAGCAAGATAGATATTGATAGTTTAAAAAACTTAATGCCATTTTATGAAATGACTACTGAAATAAAAAAATTAGGTACAGGCAAAAACGGAATGGTTGGTAAGAACGGTATACCAGTACAAATGGTTGCAGAAATGTTTGGTTTTGATACAGCAATAGATATGGTCAATGGCTTAGTAGATTTAGAACCTATAAAAACTGTTATAAAAGAACGTACAGAACAACGTATGTTAGACGAGTTTAGTAATTTGACAGACCCAGAACAACGTGAATTACAAATACAAGAAGCATTACATAACGAAGCAAGAGCTAGATTTTTAGCTATTGAATTTAAATTTTTAACTAAGACTATGCAACCAGTACGTTTCCAAGTAGCTGCTGCTAGACAAGTTGCAAGAGATATATTAGCTGACAAAAAAATTGGTGACATTAGGCCAACAGAATACGCTCGTGCAAGTAAAAGAGCAGTTAAAGATGCAGAAAAAGCTATGCGAGAAGGTAATAATTTGGAAGTTATACGAGCAAAAAAAGCAGAGTTATTGCATAACCAACTTGCTCGTGAAGCTGCAATAATACAAAAACAATTTATAAAAGCAGAAAAAGATTTTAAAAAGTTTTTTAAAGATACAGATAAAAAAGTTGGTGAAAAAAAATCTAGAACAGTTGAATTTGTTAACGCAGGTCAAGAAATATTATCAAGGTTTGGGTTAGGCCCAGAGTTAGAAGCAGGTACATCGTTTGTAGATAAATTAAAAACATATGCTCCTGATTTATATAATCAATTAGAACCAGTAATAACTGAAGCAAAATTATTACCGGGTAGAGATATATCAGATTTAACGTATAGAGATTTTAATACTTTAACTGAAATTATAGATTCATTGTGGTATCAATCTAGGCGAGATAAACAATTTAAAGTTGGCGAAAAATTAGTAGAATTACAAGCTATAAAAGATGAATTATTACCACTTATGCAAGAACAAGATGACAGAATTTCTATAGATGTAGGCAAGAAAAAAGAAGCAAGTTTTATACAAAAAAGAATTTTAGAATTAGAAGGTTTAAAATCATTAGGAAATCGTATGGAAAGTTGGGCAGAAAGATTAGACGGTAGTGCTGCAAGTCCAAGAGTTTTAAGAGGTGACGATGCATTAGGTGGCGGTGTATTTACAACAAAAGAAGGAGATGTTGCAGGGCCATTTACAAGATACATATGGCGAACACTAAAAGATCCACTTGTAAAATGGCGATCTGAAAGACCAAAATATGCAGGTCGTTATTTAGATATGTTGCAAAAATTAGACTTTGGATCAGATAAAATTAAAGCACATGAATTTGATTATTTATTTGGAGACAGAAGAGGAAGAGGTAAAGTTGAATTATTAGGAGCTATGTTGCATACAGGTAACACAAGTAATTTAACTAAATTATTAGTAGGTAGAGGTTGGGGAAATTTAAAAGAAGATGGTTCATTAGATAGCACTAAATGGGATGCTTTTGTTAAACGCATGATTGATGAAGGACACCTTACAAAAAAAGATTTTGATTTTTTACAAGAAGTGTGGGATTTAAACGAAGAGTTACTTCCTCTTATACAACAATCACATAGAAATGTTTTTGGATATTATTTTAAAGAAATAGGTGCAACTCCTACTATTAATAAGTTTGGTACATATAGAGGTGGATATGTATCTGCAAAACCAGATTATATTTTGGCTGACGATTTAAATTTAAATCAAACTTTGGAAGAAGTTAAAGAAGAAATGAGATATTCTGTACCTGCTGTTCCTAGAGGATTTACAAAAGCAAGAACAGAAGTTAACAAACCATTATCAATAAGTTTATTTGATCAAGCAAAACATTTAGATGATGCCTTGCGTTTTGCATATGTACAACCTGCTGTTACTGATTTATTAAAATTATTTAATGATAAAGAATTTCAAACTGAGTTAACTCGTATTGATAGATTTGCATATAAAAATATGATTATGCCTTGGTTAACTAATGCAGCATTACAAAGAACATCTATAAGAACAGGTTCACCAATAGATAATTTAATAAATGCATTAACAAAAAATGTAAGTTTAAATTATATGTTTATGAGTTTTAAAAACGCTGCACAACAAGTTACTGGTGCTATACCTGCCATGTTAAACGTAGAAAAAAAATATATGACAGATGCTTTTAAAAGATATATGCGTAACCCTGTAAAAACTATGGATGAAGTCGCAGAAATGTCACCTTTTATGAAAGACCGTCAAATAAATCAAATGTTTGACATACAAGATACATTAAACGATTTAATTATAAATCCTACTAAATACGAAAAAATAAAAAATTTCACAAGAAGGCATGGATATTTTTTACAACAAGCATTTCAAAATTTTGTTGATAGTTTAGTTTGGATTGCAACTTGGAATCAAGTAACAGCTAATGCACCAAAAACTATGTCAGTACAAGAAGTACAAGTAGAAGCTATAGCTCAAGCAGATGCAAATGTGCGTAAAACACAAGATAGTTTATTGCCAGAAGACGTAGCAACTTATCAAGTTAATGAACCGTTTTATAAAGCAATTTTTCAATTTACAAGTTATTTTAATTCACAAGCAAATTTAAACGCAACACGATACAAAAAAACAATAAAAGAACTTGGATTTAAAAGTAATAAATTTAGTGGACAAATATTTTATGCAACTTTATTTGGCACATTTTTACCTGCTATTGTTTCAGAGGGAATACAAGAAATGTTTAGTGGTGGATTAGTTGATGAAGACGAAGATGGATATTTAGATGAAATTTTAGAATTCATATTTTTTTCAAATTTACGTTATGGAACTGCTTACATTCCTACAGGCAGTACATTTTTAATGATGCCTTTTAATTTGCTTGATGATAAACCATACAATGATCGTATAACTATAAGCCCATCAATATCATTAATAAATTCTACAGTTTCTGGTACAGTTAGATTTCTTGTTAATGCCATAGATCCTGATAAAGATATAAAAGGTAATGAAATAAGAAGTGTTATAACTCTTTTAGGATTAATATCTGGTCAACCATTATATCCACTTGCAAAACCTATTGGTTTGTTGCATGACTTAAAAGACGGCAGGTGGGTTCCGAGAGGGCCAATTGATTTAATTAGAGGTTTAGTGTCTGGTCAAAAAGGTGAAGGCAGAGATTAAAGGTGTGACCGTAATACAAAGATCTAAAGCTAACCTTAATAAGATAGTGAAAATGTCTAATTAATGACAATAAATTCGACTACGAGAAAGACGAATGCGTTAGTTGGTAATGGTAATACTGCTACATATCCCTTTGCGTTTAAAGTTTTTACAGATGCAGATGTTGTTGTAAAAAAATTAGAAACTGCAACAAGTATAGAAACTACATTAACTCTTGGTGCAAGTAATGATTATATAGTTACTTTAAACTCAGACCAAAACGGTAACCCCGGTGGAAGCATAACTTTAAGGTCTGGAGGTAGTGATCAAAATTTAGCAAGTGGTTTTACTATTGTTATCACTTCTGCTTTAACACCATTACAAGGTACAGACTTAACAAACCAAGGTGGTTTTTATCCAGAAGTTATTAATGATGCATTAGATAAATCGGTAATTTTACATCAGCAACAACAAGATGAATTAGATAGGTCTATAAAATTTTCATTAACCAATACTATTGGTAGTTTAGAAATTACAGAGAATGCTAACAATCGTAAAAATAAAGTTTTAGGTTTTGATAATTTAGGTGAATTTGAAGTACTAAAAGAACTAGGAACTTATCGTGGTAACTGGGCTGCTAGTACTAGTTATGCAGTAAGAGATCTTGTAAAGGATACTTCTACTAATAATATTTTCTTTTGTAACACGGCACATACATCTTCCGGGTCACAACCATTAACAACTAATACTAACTCTGCAAACTGGGATTTAATTGTAGATGCAGCATCAGCAACTACTGCACAAAACAATGCAGCATCATCAGCTACGGCATCAGCCAACTCTGCAACGGCAGCAGCTAATAGTGCGACAGCAGCAGCAACATCAGAAACAAATGCAGGCAACTCTGCAACTACTGCAAACACTCACAAAAATGACGCACAAACTGCAAAGACGGCTGCTGAGACAGCACAAACGGCTGCTGAGACAGCTAAGACAGCAGCGGAAACTGCATTAGATTCTTTTGATGATAGGTATTTAGGAGCAAAAAACAGTAACCCTACACTTGATAATGATGGCAATACACTTTTAGATGGAGCATTATATTTTAATACGACTTCTAATATTATGAGGGTTTATGACCTTGGTAATACTACTTGGTTAGATTTAAATATAACAGGAACAAATTTAACAAACGTAAATACCGTGGCCGGGGCAATAGCTAATGTTAACAATGTTGGTGGGTCTATAGCAAACGTCAATACTGTAGGTGGAGATATAGCTAATGTAAATACAGTTGCAGGTAACATATCGAATGTTAATACAGTAGCAGGTGATATTGCAAAAGTAATAACAGCAGCAAACGATTTAAACGAAGCAACTTCTGAAATAGATACTGTTGCAAATGCTATTACTAATGTAGATAATGTTGGAGGTAATATTGCCAACGTAAATACTGTAGCCGGAATCTCAACAGAAGTATCTGCTGTAGCAGGTAATGCGTCTAATGTTAACGCTGTTGGCGGTGCTATTTCTAATGTTAATAACGTAGGTGGCAGCATTGCAAATGTTAATACTGTTGCATCTAACCTTAGTGGTGTTAATGCTTTTGCAGAAAGGTATAGAACAGATAATACAGGTAATAACCCATCAAGTAGTTTAGATGGTGGTGATTTATTTTATAACCAACAAACCGGAAAACTTTTAGTTTATAACTCAGTAAGTAGTGCATGGGAAGAAACCCAAACTGTAGGTAATTTCTTTATAAATACAATAAGCCAATTTTCTGGTACTGGTGGTAATAGTGCAACATTTAATGGTGCTGCGTATAAATTTACTTTGAGCAATGCAGGTGCTTTTGCTCAACAAATGCTTGTTAGTATTGCAGGTGTTATACAAAAACCAAATACAGGCACAGGCCAACCTAGCGAAGGATTTGCTTTAGATGGTGCAAATATTATATTTAGTTCTGCCCCTCCAACTGGGGCAGATTTCTTTATTGTTACTATTGGTGCATCTGTAAGTATTGGAACTCCAAGTGACAACACAGTAACAAGTGCAAAGATAGTTGATGGAGCTATTGTCAACGCTGACGTAAATGCAAGTGCAGCAATAGCAGGTTCTAAATTAGCGGATGACTCTATATCTTTAGCAAAATTAGAACATGGTACGTCTAGTAATAATGGTAAGTTTTTAAGAGCTAATAATGGTGCAGATCCTACTTATGAGACATTAGACCTTACTGCCTTAAGTGCGTCTAATTTGACTTCTGGAACTGTACCTGACGCTAGATTCCCTGCTACTTTACCTGCAATTGATGGATCAAATCTTACTGGCATACAATCAGGAGCAGCAGGTAATTCAGAAAATGTATTTCACGAAAATGAAAATTCTATGGACAATGACTATACAATTGGTAATGGTGCATCTAATATAAACGCAGGTGTATTTGGTCCATTATCAATTAATGCAACCTTAACAATCCCAGCAACCTCTGTAGTAACTATTGTATAACTATGGCAATTTCTATTGACGGCAGCAACAATACAATCGGAGGAGTAGCAGTAGGCGGTTTACCTGACGGAATAGTAGATACTGATATGCTTGCTGCAAATGCTGTAACGTCAGCAAAATCAAGTGGTCTTGCTACCACAAATGGAATAACAATGGTTGATAGTTGGGTTGTTACTACAAGCTTTACTGCAAATGGCTCTGGTGATATAACATCTAATTGGGCAAGACATCCAGTACAATCTTGGGTAGGTCATATTGGTTCTGCAATGACAGAATCAAGTGGAATTTTTACTTTTCCTAGTACTGGAATGTATATGGTAATAAATGATATTTGTGGTAGTACCCCAGATGGTGCAAGAACTTACTGTGGTATGAGACAGTATTATTCTACAGATGGTGGTTCGAGTTATAATACTGCCTCTTCACACTATTCACAGGGTTATAATACAAACGCACATTGGGAAGGTTCAGGAACAGTTATCTATGATGTGTCAAGTACTTCTAATAACAAAATAAAATTTAATGTCGAAACTGCAAATACTGCAACAGTTTTTGGTAACGCAGCAAATAAAAATACTGGTGTTACTTTCATAAGATTAGGAGATACATAATGAGATTAGACGGAAGAGCAGATCACATTGAAGATTACCTCGTTACTGTTCGGACAGGACAATGGTTTGGTTGGTCTGATTCAGAAAACAAAATTTATTCAAATTTAATAGTGCATGATGGTGGTTCTAAACCAACAGAAAAACAATGTACTGATGGATTAAAAGCATTACAAGATGCTTGGGATTTAGAGAATGATAGTTACAAATCTAAAAGAAGAGCAGAATATCCTAGTATTGTTGATCAGTTAGACGACATCTATAATAATGGTATAGATGCTTGGAAAGCTACTATCAAAGAAACAAAAGACAAGTATCCTAAACCATGACAGCAAAGATTAAACTAAACGCAGCATCAGGTGGTGGGTCTTTCAGCTTACAAGCACCCTCTTCATCTAGTAATAATAGAGTTATTGCTTTACCTGACATTGCAGATGGAACTCTTCTAACAAGTCAAAGTTCTTTAGATTCAACTAAGCTATCCCCTGCTATATCTGCTGGAATTACTTTAGCTGACCAATGGAGGCTATCATCAGGTTTTACTGGAGCAACAGACCCCATAAGTAATAATTGGGAAAGAAATGACAATGGTTGGTCACAATTAGGTGCTGGTTTTTCTGCTCCTTCAAGTGGTATTTGGACTTTTCCTTCAACTGGTTATTATTGGATTCAGTTTCAAGCAAATTATTATTGGACTTCAAGTACACCTTATATAGCCTTTGCAATTCAATATACTAGCAATAATAGTAGTTACGCTGATGTATCAAGTGCAAATACATATATAAATAACGTAACAGATACCACCTATGGTAGTATTTCATTTGATGTGATGTTAAAAATTACAGATGTTTCTAATCAAAAAATAAAAACAAAAGTATCAGGTTATGTAGGAAATGAAAGTTGGGGTGTGAATGGCAGTACTTCTAAACAGTCAACAGGACTTACTTTTATTAGGATGGGAGATATATAATGCGACCTACACATATTGAAGATTATTTAGTAACAGTAAGAACAGGACAATGGTTCGGGTGGTCTGATTCAAAAAATAAAATTTATTCAAATTTAATAGTGCATGATGGTGGTTCTAAACCTACCGAATCAGATTGCACAACTGGACTCGCTGCACTACAAACAGCATGGGATTTAGAAAACGATTCTTATAAATCTTTAAGAAGAGCAGCTTATGATAGTTTGGTAAATCAATTAGATATGTTGTACAAGGATATTGTTGCAGGTAAACTAGATACAACTGGAACGTGGGCTACTCACATCAAAGCGGTTAAAGACGCTAACCCAAAACCTAGTTAATTATGTCAGAGATCAAGGTAAATTCGATAAAAGGGGTAGGAGCTAGTAGTGCTGCTATTACTGTCAACAATACTGATGGGACGTGTACTGCCAATATTACTAATAACCTAAGTAATAGAAACAAAATAATAAATGGTTCAATGATTTGTAGTCAAAAGGGAACAACATTTTCACCTGATGGTACAGAACAACCATATACTTTAGATAGATTTCAACACGTTGCTACAGGTGGTGCTGATGGAGATTGTACTGTTACTCAGTCAACAGACGCACCAACTGGTTTTAAAAATTCGTACAAAATTACACCAGATGCAACTAACACACCGACTGGTGGTGGTAATGTCACAATAAGACATCAGATAGAAGGACAGGATTTACAAGACTTAAATTATGGTACATCTTCTGCAAAATCATTAACTATATCTTTTTATGCAAAAACAGCTTCAGGAAATAGTGGAGATCAATATACTTTATGTCTGTTTTATGCACGACAAGATTCTACGCAAAAAACTGTAACTGTTGCTTTTACCCCTACATCTACATACCAAAGATTTTCTTTTACGTTTGCTGGGGATACCGATGCAAGCTATGGAATGAGAAATGATAATGGTTCTGGC